ACATTATTTGACATTAACACAACTCATTTTTATATTTATTAAAGAAGGGAAACCACGACTTAGTACGTGAGAACAATAACCCAAAACTAAAAAATATAAAATATGGTTCCACAAGAAGAAATTGAACGCTTTTTACACGGCGAAGACGACGAGAAATATATTGTCGCATTAGAATACGATTACAAATCAGATAAAATTTTCAAGGTAATACAAGATCCAATCAAAGGAAAACTTTTGAGGATGGATACATTCATCCCATTTGCTTGGGTTGGTGACCTTAGAACAAAAAACTTTTACAAAGGTAATAAAGACTTTCAAAAAAAGGCGATGTCTGAAAACGGCATCATCATAGAAAAATTAGAAGATAGGGGAGACGAAAGATTAAAAAATGGATTGACTTTCTTGGTCAAAACAACAAAATCATATTCAAACCTTGTGAACTTTTTTAAGGGTGGTGGTTTAGATCCGTGGGGAAGAGACAACTCAGATTGTATAACAATACTATCACCGGTAGAGCAATACTTAATCCAAAAAAGTAAAAGACTATTCAAAGGATTTGATGAATATGATGAGATCCACAGGTTTGTATTCGATATTGAGACCACAGGTTTAGATCCCAAGACAAGTAAAATGTTCTTGATTGGAATGAAAGACAACCGTGGCTTCTTAAAATTATTATCAGCACAAAACGAAGATGAAGAACGACAAATGATCATTGAGTTTTTCAAAACCATTGACGAATTAAAGCCGTCACTTATCGGTGGTTACAACTCAGCATTCTTTGACTTTCCGTTTATTTTAAAACGTGCGGAAATTTTAAAGTTAAACATTAAAAAAATATCAAAAACGTTAAAGGCAGATCAACCATTAAAACAAAAAGACGGAATTTTAAAGTTGGCAAATGAGATGGAACCTTATGTTCAAACTCAAATGTGGGGGTATAATATTGTGGATATTGCTCATGCGGTTCGTAGAGCACAAGCAATTAATTCCGACATTAAGAGTTGGTCTTTGAAGTATATCACCAAATTTATTGAGGCAGAAAAAGAAAATCGTGTTTATGTTGAGGGAGATAAAATCGGAAAGATTTATTTTGACAATGAGGATTATTGGATGAATAAAGAAAACGGCAACTATAAAAAAATAGGTATCAACGAAAAGATAGATGAAGTTTGTTCAAGGAGAACTGATATATATGTGAAAACTAACGGTTCAAAAATTATTGAGGACTACCTTGATGATGACCTTTATGAAACTATGATTGTTGACGAACAGTTCAATCAAGCTAACTTCTTACTTTCCAAACTGGTACCAACCACCTATGAACGACTCTCAACGATGGGTACTGCAACATTATGGAAAATGATTATGTGTTCGTGGTCTTATAAAAACAATTTGGCACTACCTAAAAAGAAAGAGAAAAGAAAATTTACAGGAGGTCTTTCTCGTTTGGTTCAGGTTGGTTACTCAAGGAAGGTATTAAAACTTGACTACTCGTCACTATACCCCTCCATTCAGTTAGTTCACGACGTATTTCCTGCTTGTGATGTAACAGGAGCAATGAAAAGTATGTTAAAGTACTTTAGAGATACTCGTATAAAATATAAAAATTTAGCAAGTGAATTTAAAAAAACGGATCCGAAACTTTCAGTCTCATATGACAGAAAACAATTACCAATCAAAATCTTTATCAACGCATTCTTTGGATCTCTCTCAGCACCTCACGTATTTCCATGGGGAGACATTGACATGGGAGAACAGATTACGTGCACAGGAAGACAATATTTACGACAGATGATTATGTATTTTATGACGAGAGGGTATGTCCCACTGGTGATGGATACGGATGGGGTCAACTTTGAGACCCCTGTAGATAGAGAAAACTATACCTATGTAGGTAAAGGACTTAACGGGTTAGTTAAGGAGGGTGAAACCTACGTAGGTGCTGAAGCCGATGTTGCAGAATACAATGATCTATTTATGAGAAACGAGATGGGTCTTGATATTGATGGTGTATGGCCTGCAACCATTAACGTGGCTCGTAAGAACTATGCACTACTCACAGATAAAGGTAAAGTTAAACTTACGGGTAACTCAATTAAATCTAAAAAACTTCAAACGTATGTTGCAGAATTTTTAGATAAAGGGTTAAGAATGTTACTTGACGGTAAGGGTGGTGAGTTTTTAGATTTCTATTATGAGTATGTAAGTAAAATTTACAACAAAGAAATACCTTTAGCAAAAATGGCAAACAAGGCTCGTGTTAAACAATCAATTGACGATTATAAAGTACACATCACAAAAAAAACAATTTCGGGTAGTTTAATGTCAAGGCAGGCTCATATGGAACTTTTAATGAATGCTGGTAAAAAACCAGGTTTAGGTGATACTATTTATTATGTTAATAATGGTGAAAAGAAATCACACGGTGATGTTCAGAAAAAAACAACAAAGATGACTAAAAAACAAATCGAGGATTATACAAAAATTCACGGGGGCGTACCACCTGAAATGTTATCAAAAAGTGAGGTTATCTTAAATTGTTATTTAATTGATGAAAAGGAAATAGAAAATAATCCTGACTTATTAGGTGATTATAACGTAGCAAGAGCGTTAGCAGCATTTAATAAAAGAATTGAACCCTTACTTGTGGTATATAACCCTGACATTAGAAAAGACATCTTAATTGAGAACCCAATATATCAACCAATCTTTACGAAGTCACAAACAGAATTAGGTCGCGGATATCCAATGAAAGAAAAGGATCAAGATAATTTAGATGAGGTCTTAACTTTATCTGATATGGAGATTGTATTTTGGCAAACAGTGGGTATTGATCCATACTATATGTATATTGACAATACTTTGGATCTTGTTGAGAAAAGTAGAGTTGATCACAATAGAAAACTAATGTTGGAGAATAAAGTTAAAAAGTCAGTTGATGTTGATGACCTTTATGAATTTGATGAAGATGGGGATTTAATGTCTTTAGTTTTTGACTAAGAGTTTTTTAGTCCGTCACTAGAAAGAATATACCAATGATCACCAATTTTTCTAAACTCCACACACGAACCTTTAGTTAATTCTACTTCATTGTATTCTTCGTCTATTAGGTCGTTAGATGAAACTAAAACATTTGTAAGTGCTTTTATCACGACGTGGTCGGTAGTTTTAGAGTCTAAAAATAAATTACATTTCTCAACCTCTTTTACCACAATTGCCGACTCACCATTCGTTTTATATTCTTCGTTTGTAACGATAGATAACTCCGATGTTTTTATTTCAACGCCGTTTATAATTTTTTTTGAAGATAAACTTCTGAATATTGCCATAAAAAATTTATATAATAGTATACGGACTGTTAAAAGGTCTGAACTTTAATAACTTGTTTAAGTTTTCTGCCTGTAATGCTTTTGCCTCCATCATTTTATCTGGTCTCAATCTTTCAAGTCTTGTTTTAAGTTCTTCCCATAATAATGTTTTCTCATCTTTTGCTTCAGATTGAAGTGTTGTATACTCCAAAGTTAACTCACTATCGGGAGTTTTAAGGTTACCACTATATTTACCTCTAACTCTTGCCAACGTTTCTTTACAATAAGCGGTAAACCATCTTCTAACCCAAGTTCTTGACGGGTTATTTAATTTATCCCATCGTAATCTTTCTAATGGAACATCTGAAGGTAATCGTACTACATCAGGGTTTTTAGATAAACAATCTTCTCTATCGAAAGTATCATAATACCAATACCATACCTTATGGTCGTTTCTTTTCATATTACCAAAATCAAATTTACCTCCAGGTACATTGTAAAGGTGTATCGCTTTTTTACCTTCTGGTAGTGCGGTAACTCTATATGTTAAATCACCTGAAATAATTCTTCTTTTAATATTAATGTCCGACATTCTTAAAAGTATGTCAGCAGCAGGAGTAATAAAATAGTTACCCGAAGTACCCATTTGTGAGAACCCCGCACCACCACCTAAACCAATTCCACCGAACCCACCGAACCCACCCATAAAAGGGTCAAAATATGCTGCGTCTAACTCAGATCTTGAAAACCATAAAAGTTCGTTTAATTCTCTACCTGCAGGTATTTCGTATATTTGTTGGTTAGGAACCAAATCTATATAATCTTTTTTCAAAACGTAATCACCACCAGCCTGTAACCCTACGATCTTAGAATAGGAGTAAGTGTATTGCGTTTCCCAATCCAAACTTCTGGTTGTTAGTGCTCGTGTAACTGATTGCTCATCTAAATTTAGACCATACACTGAAGTCCATTGTGCTTCAATTAACCAATCTTGTATGTGTTGTTCGTAATCTTCGATTGATAACTCTAAAAGGGAATCTAATTGATCGTCATCAAGTTCAACAGAACGTAGTGGGGCACCTAATAGATTTTTAATCCTTCTATAAAGTGCCTCTCTTTCAGGACCGGTAATTATAACAGTTGTTGCCATAGGTACTTATTTTATATATAAATATCTAACTATTTTGATTTGTTTAATTCTATTCTTGTTAGATATTGATCGTTCACAAATTCCCAATTTACAACCTTCCAAAAATTTTTAACATATTCGTCTCTTTTATTTTTGTATTTTAAATAGTAAGCGTGTTCCCATACGTCTAAACCTAAGATCGGATATCCCCTTTCTTTTTCTGTATTCATTAGGGGGTTGTCTTGATTTGCGGTGGAAACAATTTTTAATCTATTGTTGTCGGTCAAGATTAACCAAACCCAACCAGATCCAAATCGACTTTTTGATTCCTCCTCAAACTTCTCTTTAAATTTTTCAAACGAACCAAAGTTTTTATCAATTTCTTTTTTAATCGGATCTTTAACTGTTTGTTTTTTTGGACTTAACATTTTCCAAAATAATGCGTGATTAAATGCCCCACCACCATTATTTTTAACTTTATTGTTAAACTTTGATATTTTTATTATAATTTCTTCTAAGTCTATATCCTTACCTTTAACCTTTTCTAACTCGGCGTTTAGTTTATCAACATACCCTTTATAGTGTTTTGTGTAGTGAGTTTTCATCGTCTCAGAATCTACAAAAGTTGTTAAAGAATTATAATCGTATGGTAGTTTTTCCATACTTATTTTTTTTATTTCAGAAATAATTGATTCGTTTAAAAATGAGGTATGGTTTAATTTACTCTCGATTAAATCTATTCTTTGATTAATTTTTTTAAATATCATACTAATAAATATCACCTACCATTAGAAATTATCTTTAACATTTCCTCTATCGAAGATGCCTCATCTAATAATAGATCATCCCCCATAACTGTGGATATTATTTTTTTCTTTCTATTTAAGATGTCGTATATCGCACCCTCTATTGTGTTTTCAAAAAGGGGATAGTAAACTGATGTTGAATTTTTTTGTCCAATTCTATGAGACCTATCTTCTGCTTGAGCGTGTTCTGCCGGTACAAACGACAAATCATTCATAATAACCGCTTCGGCCGATGTTAAAGTAATACCAACACCCGCAGCTTTTAGGTTACCAATAAACACTTTAATTTTATCGTTTTCTTGAAAATCATCCACAGATTTTTGTCGATGAGGTTTTGAACAAGACCCATCTAAATAAACCGCACTTTTTCCAAAATGGTCATAAATTGTCCGTAACGTATCTGTAAAGTTTGTAAATATGATAACTTTTTTACCTT